GACATATGTGTGTTCTTTCTTAGTTCTTTCATGCCCTGCAGTTCTAATATTTTCTCTTGACACACCATCTAAAATATATTCATCTATCTTTATTTTTAGATCTTCTAAGTTTCCATGCTCATAAAACACAATCTCTTCTTCATCTTTAAAGTATTCTTCAAGTCCTTTAATGCGAGGGTAGATAGTAAAACCACCACGACCAGTGCTTTCAAACAGTCTATCACTAGTATAGTAAGGATAATTAAAGTTAATGTTTAAACTATCACCTATTGCTACCTTGCTTTTTGCGTAGATACGGTTTAATGCATCTCCACGAACAGTTCCAGTATCACCATCTCCACCAACATGTAAAAATCTTTTACCATATGTCTTTCTTAAAAAGTCTATTAACTGTGGGCGATACTTGTGTTCTGGGTGATATCCCTTGCTGCCAACAAATATAATATCATGTTCAAAATCATATTTATCATAGTCTTCGTGCATATAACACTCTTTATCATATACACCTGCAGGAAGGAAGTGTCCCTTAACTTCTGTATTTTCATTAAACCAATCACACATTAGTTTATCTGTAGCAAAGAAGTGACCTATGTTTGTGTAGAAGTCATCATTCTTTAGATCTTTTTCACGCTCAATGCCAAACCATAAATCTAAATGATAGGTCATAGTTGGTACGCCAGCAGCCTTTAATTCTTTTAGCACATCTGTCATAGATCTAGATCCTGGAGTTTGCCATCTATGTGTGTGTACCCAGATAAATAGATCAGACTTTAATGCTTTCATTAATATTTCTGTGCTACCTGCTTTTTTTTCCTGCAATTTTTCAACGGTATGCCCAAGAGATTCCAAAGACTTAGCATGATGATTCTCACTACTATAAGGCACCTCAAAGTTGCCAAGAAATATTATTTTTGCCACATAAAGAGTATAGCATACATAGTGTATAATTATAAAATGCATGAAAAAATAAATATATATTATGATCAAATATATGAAATAGAAAATTTTTTATCAGATAAGACTACTAATGATCTTTTGTCTTTTGTTGATTTAGAAGGTGATGAGGGATGGATAAAGACTAACGAAGGACACACAGGTACTAGTAATAGTGAAACAATACAGTTAATTGCTAATATAGGAAAAGAACTAGAAAATAAAATAATGAACTATTTTAGTAATGTAGAAAAAATGGTGCCAATAGGACAAATAAAAAGATTAAAATCTGGAGAGTCTATGCCTGGTCATAGGGACAGGGGAGTTCGTGGTTATGATAAAAAAGAATCTAAATATCATAACTCGCCAGGAACAGATATTTGTTTTGGAATAATTTTATATCTAAACGATGATTTTGAAGGGGGAGAGTTATATTATAAAGATCTTGATCTTAGGATTAAACCTAAAAAAAATTCAATGGTAATTCATAAGTCAAGTATTTTTCATCAAGTTCTTAAAGTAAAAAATGGTACAAGATATTCAATTACTAGTTTTATAATGGGTGATGAGTCAACATATTGTATTATTAAATAAATCCAATTTTTTAAATTTCATTTTGCCCCCTAGCAATTGCAGCAGATGCCTCAAATGCTTTTTCTGTTCTACGAGATTTTAATAGCCCCTTTTCTTTCCAAAGCGGGATGGTTGCCTCAATATCTTTAGCAATTTGTTCTCTTATTTCTTTAACAGTAAAAACAATAAAATTCCAAACATCCTCTTTTTGTTTATCTGTAAGTTCATCAGTCCAGTTACTCATCTTCCCCCTCAAACTCTTTTAAGGCATTAGAATTGCTAAAACAATTACGGCAATCCTTATTGACTAATTTGCCACCACAATAGTCACAAAACATAATACTATGATATCAGATTTATAATTGGTAAACTACAGTTTTAAACTTTTGGAGTTAAAACTAGCCATTCCATTTGTTCAAACCTACCTTCTGAACATAGAAGCCACTTAAGATTATCATTCATTTTATTTATAAAAGGTAGATTTGGTATAGTTTTAGTTCTGTTATAAAAATAACTGATATCAAAAAAATTTTTAGAATATTGGATTATATTTTCATACTTTTTATTAACATCAGCCCATCTATGTATTTCTATTATTAATGTAGAATTTTTACATGCCTTCAAAAAACTATCCGTTAATAGATTAAACTCTTCTCCCTCTATATCTATTATAAAAATTCCAGGGTTTTGGCCTTCTTCGTTTAATATATTGTTAATCTTTGTTAAAGTGGCTTCAGAGTCTATATGTACTGAATTTAATACATTGTTTATTTTTGCATTTTCTATCATAATATTTCTACTTTTTTGATTAATCTCAAATCCATAGGCTCTATCTACAATGCCTGAAAAAACAGAGCCAACTACATAATAGCCATCTGCTGCACCAATATCAATTAAATATTTATACGATCCCTTAGTTTTATTTAAAAATTCTAAAATGTCTTGTTCGTATGTTCCTAAAAGTTTTGAGCCTAAGTCTTGAGTTCCCGTCCATTCTGAAAATTCTGGAAGAAAACAATCTTTAAATACATTGTCTTGTATTTTGCCATTAAAAAAAGAATATACTTGTTTTCCCAGTTCAGACCTAAATAAATACAATAAATTATTTTGAAAGTCAAAGTTCATCTATTTCCAAACATAGAATTTAATAGTTCATTCTCAAGTTTGTCTTTACAGGTAGGACAGTATTTTGTGGGGACTTTAATATTCTCTGCCACCTCAAAAGAAATACCACACTTAAAGCATAAAACTTTAATCATCTGCCCTGCCTCAAAAACGGCTGTGACCAAAGTTCTGTTAAAGACTCATCCCCAATATCATCAAAGTAATAACGATTGTTTTCAAGGCTATAAGTCCAACCCTTCCATACATCCCCTTCATCCCAAGTAAGGTTTGTAGGAGTTTCAGCCATAGCCTCATCTATCATGGTTTGTAGATCTGGCTTCATCTTTTTACTTTGCTAATTATTAAAGTTATTACTGCTAATTGAATGCATATACAGGCTAACAAAAATTCTACCATTTTTACCAACTCTTTCTTATAAGAACATTCAATCTTACCATATTTCGGCGAGAAAAGCAAAAGAGCCTTTTATTCACATGCTCAGGTGTATGCCAGTTATTTAACGTCGCTGTCTCCCCACGACATATCTGCGACTCCACGATGAGGTGGTGCAGAAAATTATAATAACACCATTTTTGACTGGCATAAAGTTCGGCGCAAAATAGAATAACAAACCTTCCAATGCCCTACAAGGGCACTAGCGGTGAGCATCCTTCATATGCCTAGATAATGATTCATAGGCAAAGATACCCCATCTAAGTTCCCATTCTTTGTTACAGGTAGGGCATGTAATTATTCTTGACATAATCTATTATCTCAAATTTTGGCGGGGAAGTCAAGAAGTACCCACAATCCCCAATGTAATAATAAACCTTGTATATACAAACCTTATATCCCCATAGCACCATATGCCAGTAATAAATGGTTTGCAAATAGGGTTTTATAATGATTAAATGGATCGTAATACCTGCACAGGCAGTGGAAGTATAGGGCACCAACCTTTTGAATATAATGGAGTAGGGTTTTCTCCATGTGGTGAGTATGTTGCTCATGAAGCCAGTAAGCCATGTGATGTTATTAATATGGAGGCGATTCCAGGACCTACCAATGATCCACATATTTGCACATGTAGAACAGACTCATGCCCATGTGGTGAGTTTATATCCCATAAAGTATCTGAGGTTTGTACTGCTATAGGCTGATATGGTGGTTTGGGAAGCCAGAGAGATGTTTAAATACCCTCGCAAATAGGGTTTTAAATAGATGTTTATTTTTATTTTAAAATCCTGTAAAAAATCTATGATAGTTTTTATAAATAGAGTATGGGATTATGCCTGGATCAATCCACCAATCTTCTGTGCTACTTTGACAAACCAATGAATATCCCAATGCATCAAGTATTTCTCTTTGAGCATCCCTAATAGAACTATTTTTAAAATGTTGTAAAGTATCGTGCTCAAACATAATTATTGTAAACCTATACTGATTTAATGGTAAGGCTATAAGTCCTAAAAGAGATTGTGCTGGATTATCTAACATTCTACCAGTATTCTCGTTGTATCCAGGATCAATGTTTACAGAAAGAAAATCTATCTGCTTTGGATATTGTTTTTTATTAAAATATGAAAGATAGTCAAATGTTAAGGCATTACATAAAATACATTCATTTTTTCTATTTTCAACATACAATTTTTGTAAATCTTCTTGCATTTCAAAAGAAACCCCTGTCCAGTCATAATTTTTTTCTAAAACATATGTATTGTTATTTTCTTTAAAATGTGACCCACCCAACTCAACATAGTGGCCATTTTTTTTATAATTATGAATTTTTAATATAAAGTCTTGTTTCATATTTGTAAAATTCATGTTTTCTGGAAATTCAGAACTTCTGCTATTTTCGTCTGTAATCATAATTCATTGTATCACTTTTGTCAAAAATAATTCTTACTGATATTTTTTAGATTTGCTTTAGGTGGAGGAAAGTGGAGCAAAGTGGGTGATTGGGCGATTTTATAGATGGCGTCGTAATCCTCTGGCGGCCAAACCCCCCTATCCCAAACCTCCCAAACCTTTCTATCCTGCATATGGGGCATGCATTATATCCCAAAAACAATGGTTTGTCAAACCTTCATAGCCTAAAACCCCCCATAAAAATGCCCAGAAAATATAACAAAAAGTTATAAAACACCAGGAAAAAATTTAAAAAGGTTTGATAACTATAGGAAAAGTTTGTATAAATCTGGGATTTTTTTTCCCGCCTCGTAATGTGTTATAGTACTATGATTTACGGCGGGGCGGGAATTTAAAAAGAGTTCTTAATACCCTTATAGGTATAGTAACAAACCATTTTAACTTCTTCTCTAGACTATTTTGTATCTTTAACTCTGGAGACTCATTCTTATAATGCTCTGATTGAAAGTAAGGGCTAAACATTACATTAGAAAAATGTCTTGGACTCATACACTTATTATACATCTATGTTAGATATGAAGGTTTGGGATATAAAGGTTTGAAAGGTTTGATAATTCCCCACAATCTGGGATTTTTTTCAAAGGCTTCTTAATGTCTTTTCGTAAAATGGTTTGGTGGTTTGACAAGTGGGACCCGAGCCAGAGCCTAGGTTTGAGAGCCTAACATTTCATCAAGACTTTCCCACTGCTTATCCTCAACAGTAAGAGAAGCAATTAATAAATCATAGGTTTCGTTAATATAAATTTCTGCTTGCTCAGTAGGCAAAACAATTTCGTTCATTAGAAAATATGACAATGGCAAACCAAGGTCATTGTATTCTATAAAATCTTGTAGTTCCTCATCATCACGATAGTTCATCCACAATTCAGCAAGTATAGTTATCTTATTATGAAAGGTATTACCTACCACTATAACTTCCCCTGTCTAATTGGTCAACCTCTTTATTATACTGCATGGCTTCTAAAACTTCATTAGCCCTAGAATAAATAATATGTGGAGAAGTTTTTGCTAAATAAAATCCTATGGCTTCTAAGTCAAGGGTCAGGTCAGAAAGCAGGGTAATAATCCTGCCAGCAACCTTTTCCTCTTTACTTATTCCCAGCCTAATAGACCTACGCATAAAACCCATTTCTCTATTCTATCAAAATAAGGGGGAGAGCGCAACCCACCACAGTTAACGCTCTCCCGTATTTACTAGCGAGAGGTGACCCCTACCTCCGCTATTATGAGGCCCCCACAGTGGAAAGGACACCGCTGGGCAAATTATAATTAATAAAACTGTCAATGTCTTTGTGGTCTACCCCATCATGACTGATAGTATTATCTGTAAGGTCAATTAATATTGGATGGTCCATAAACCCTAGGTCATTAGGATTGCATGCATAGATACCAAACCCTGTTTCCTCCAAGATGGAGTCTTGCATTAAGTAACTAATAGCCATGCGGGTATAGTATTCTGTATCTCCCTTGCGAGGAGCGGCATGCTGCAGGGCCTGCGCTAGGTCTGCATACATACTGTCTTCGCCCCAATGGCTGTACAGCGCTACACCAAGGTCCTCTGATTGTTTAAATACAAATGTACAACGTGCTCCCATTTACTCTTCCTCGTTTTTCTCAACTAGAAACGGTACGATTGATAATTGGTTTGATACCTCGTTAAAAATGGCATCTTCGTCTTCAGTGTCAGTCTCATACTCAAAGTTCATGTAATCGCCTGTTGGTTCAAATATTACTTCAATTTCCCATCTTGCCAAGGTCTTGGGTCTCCATTTCTTCTAGTTCCTTAAGTTCCTCTACTGTAGCACAGCCAGCGCATTTTTCCAAATCCTCAAACTTGTCATAGTGTAGAGAAGCAATTTCATCTTCCCACATCTCACCACAGTTAGAGCATTCATAAACATCTTCGCTACTGATTTGTATCTGATAGTCCTTGCTACCATCAAAGGGCACGGTAGTTACAAAGTACCCAATCCTATTAACTATACGCATACCCTGAAATATATAGGTACCGCCATTATCTCCGTCACAATAAGTCCATATCCTATTAGGGTCTTGGGCTTTGACAAAGTCTAACTCTTTACCATATGTTTCAAACATATAGCCATTCTCCCCATCACTAAATGAGGCATCAGGATCTATGAGGTTTGGCAATGGCTTGAAAGTATCAAACCACTCTTCCTCTGTAAGTTCTATAAATTCGTTCATGGGTCTCCTTAGAAGTGGAAGTCAATTGGTACTAAGAATAGCATGGCAGGGTTCTTTTTGTCAATAGCATTCTGTATGTAGTCCATGCTGGCGGTATATTCAGAAAGGTCGTAAAAGTAACTGCTAGAGGTATACATCTCATCCATTAGTTGACTTGCTAATTTGATATAGTATGAGTTCATATCAAACCTCACATCACCCAATGTTGCATTATTTGATATGTAATCAACCATATTGCTGATAAACTTATCAGTGTTAATTTTGGACATGCACTCTTGCATTTCCTTTACCCTTGCTTTTTTGATATCTTCTATAATACTATCAAACAAGGCAGGCTTCTCAATATATGAGACAATCATGTCAGATGAATCTTCGTATGTGCTATCGCTCCAGCGACCACCACCAACGACATGCCAGTCTGACCATTCAACAAACCTTTGACCGTCATCATTAATTAATCTATTAGTAACAGTGGCTCTTGCTTGCTCTTTGTCTTCCGCTTCTACTAACCAGTAGTGTAGGGTATGCATGGGTCTCTTTCTCTAGGTTCTTAATATAAATTATAGTGGTTTGGTATGACAGTTGCAACTTATGGGAGTGTGACCTTTCTCACATTTTTTTCCTTGACTCTACCGTCTTCAATTGCTACTCTTACAAGATTGGGAGATCCACAAGCACACCACCCACGGTAATCAATTAACTTTTGCAGGGTAGTAATCTCAGTAAGAGCATCACAATCAGTACATACATAAGAATACTTAATCCACATTACTCACCCCAATATTCTAAAATAGTATTAAGAGTCATATGGAGACGGCAGTCGCAATCACCTGCATTCATTTGTTCTATGAATTCAAAGTGTTCTAGGTTCTCTTCATAGATAGTAGTTACGAGTTCGTCTATGGTATATGGTTTATAGGCTGTCTGCAAGGTCGTACTCCTTAAAATACCAGTTGAGGGATTTAACATTTAATTCTAGTTCCTGGTTTGGGTATTTGTCAAGTACATAGTTTAGTGCGTCCCCTGCTGTTTTAAAATCAGAGGTACACCATTCATCAATAGATACTTCCCAACAGTTAACACCGCCAGGAGAGCATGAGTAGTCCATTTCATATATTTCTACGTTTAAGGTCATGTATTTATTATCCTACAAAATGGGAAAAATGTCAACTATCCGTAATAACAAAATGGGAAAAATATTACGTCAACGTAATAGAATTATAACAAAAATGTTATACTCGGGCACCTGCGATCCCAACGGGACTTGAACCCGTAGCCTTTACCGTGACAGGGTAACGATCTAACCAATTGATCTATGGGACCAGCGGAGCAGTTTTAAATCATGCTCAGGATTTTTTACTAAACTAGTTGCAAAGTTTTTTGTACAACAGTTAGCAAACGATTTTTTTCTGCATTAGTAGCAGGGTCAAATCCACTAGCAGCAGCAAACATGCTTTCGCCATTTGCACTACGAGATGAACGATACCAGTCTAAACGCTCAGTAAGTGCATTAAATGCGCCCCAAGCATTACCAGAAATCATTCCGTTATATTCGCCAGTGTAAATATCGTTAATCATATTTACCTTGTTTTCCCATTTCTTGATTGCACCCTTAGTGTCTAGTTCTGGCTTAGGGTAAGCAGCAAGAATAATATCGTTGAAGTCTTTCGCTGATATTTCTTTTTGTATCATAGCATGAGCCATCTTATCAAACTCATCCATATATGAATTAGCCATACCTAATGCTTGACGAGCAACAGCAACCTTGCCATTGGCAGTTTGTGTATGACGGATTTTGAAAGATTGTTTGACGCCATCTTTTTTCTTAGTACGATTGAGTGCAACATTAAGAGTGTTAGCGCACACAACACGAACAGGTGTTATGCTTGCTTGAATAGCGATTGAGCCATCGTGTGATGTGTTGATAAGTAAATAAGTTTTTACCTTATCTGCAACACCGCTAGGGTCTAATACAGTCTCACGCTCAAGAGCAAGAGAGCCAAATACTACACGCCCACCCTTAAGAGAGCCAGCAGTTTCCCAACGACCCCCACCATCAAGAATGTTATCGCCAAATGCAAATAATTCCTCATTTTGCAATGGTGTATATCGCTCACCAACAATTCCCAAAACATCAGTTTGAGATTTATCAGTAGGGTTTGTGCGAACAACATATTGATATTGTTTGTCAGATACTAAACTAGATGGGATTTCTAAATCCTCTAGTCTAACATTCCAACCATTAAGATTGGCAGCAGCAAGCATTTCGCTTGTATTTTTCTCAGTGTCAAATACAGTGCCAAGATTGTGCCATGCAGGTTCACGGAATGAAGCAAAACTTGCTACACCGTTTTGAGTTTCTAACTCATGAGCCATTTTTTTCCTTTCGCTTGTTTTAATTAAGTTTATCATTCATGACTGACAATGTCAACTAGGATTGGGGAAAATGGTTTAATCTTCTTAATTGGTACAAATCGGACATTTCAGGCCCCCCGAGGTTTTTTTTGCATAGAGGTGGGGCCTTTTAAAGACGTGCCCAGGTCCTTTTGATAGCCCCCTATCAAATTTAGTAGTGGTCCTCCAAAGATACTTCATCCACGGTAAGATCTGCGTCATACTCATATGAACTTAGATCAACATCAATTGTTACATTGCTTAGATCAAAGTCTTCAATCTCTGACAGTGGAATATTAATTGTTCCGCTGAATGAGACTGTACCTTGAACTTCAATCTCTTTAGTTGGATTAAATCCAAAGTGTTCTATGATTGCCTGCAGCACTTCTTCTTTAGTATAATTAGGGTTATACCATTCTGTAACTTGCTCCTCTAACCAAAGAATGTCTGAGCGCTTTTGAGATATTTGATCAGCATAAGATCTTGATTGATGTAGTTGCCACTCAATGTCAGTAACTTTATCAGTCATGAATGTATTTTCTGCAGCAGCAGCATATGGCTCTGGAATGTATTTATACGTAACCAGTAAATTTGGATTGTAGGGTACTGATAGTTGTTCTTGTGTCATTACTTCGCTCATAGGGGTTCCTTTTCTGTTAATAAAATAATATCAGGAAAACTAGGGGAATGCAAATGCAGTTCTTAATTAATATCACATAATGAGATGTGATTTAGATCACGCCCCTCGGGCTTTTGCGGGGCAATTAAAAATTGAGCAGTTTATAACTCATGCTCAGGAGTGTTTTATTATTTAGTTGTGCTTACCATAGCAAGACGACGAGAGCCGTTTGCTAACTGTAAGGATACTCTAGTAAGTTTAGAGTTAATAGGTGCGAACTTTACAATTCTACCTGTAACGCCTGTTTTACTTGTGGTGAATAAATCACCTAGTTGGTATGTGTATCCGCCTAGTGTCATGATTTTCCTTTTCTGTTGTGGTGGTTGCTTACTTATTTAGTCTAACATATTTTGGGGGCATAGTCAAATACCCCCAAACTATTACAAGTATCTTGCGATAGCGTTATATGTGCTAGTGCTAACTGTTTCCTCATCTGTCATTTTGAGGATACGGATAGCGTTTTCCATTTCCTCTTTCTGCTCACGATAGGTATGAGCATGGAGTTGCTCAAATGTTCTTTGAGGTTCAGCAGGGAACTCGCCTTCCTTAACTGTTAAATCAAAATCAACATTAAGGTTGCTTGACCATTGACGATAGTTAGTGCGTAGGTTTTCTGCCTTAGAAACATTAGCGATAGCAAAAGCAAATAGTTCTTTTTTCCAAGCCTCTATTGCGGTTTGGAACTTTGCTTCGTTCTCGTCTTGTGTTTTATAGTTAGCCTCTAACTCTGCTAATCTATTTTCTAAGGCTGTAATAACCTTAGCAGTAGCGATTTTTACGCTGATAGGTTTAGTTCTTGCCATTGTGATGGTTTCCGTTTCTGTTGGTGGGTTTGATGGGGGTATTAAGTTGAGCAGTTTTAGTTGTCATGCTCAGGACATTTAGCCACTAGGCTAAGATTACTTTGCTGTCCAAGTTGTCCAGCGAGTTTTACCATTTAGGTCTAACTTAACACGAACATTACCATTAGGTTGTGGAACTATCTCTTTGATAACTCCAGTTTCCTTTGACTTTTGTGTTGTGTAGGTGTCGCCTACCTTGTATAGTGAGTTTGCTACTGACATGTTTCTCCTTCTTGTTAGTTTGGCTTACTACCTAAGAATAACATTATTTGGGCAAAAATACAAGTTATTTTCTTAGGTATCTCATATTTTGAGATGTGGTATTTGTGATGTGTATCACACTTCCATACTGAAACGGACAAAACGGACATTAGTGTCCCATTCCAGCAAACATTATGTATAATAGTATAAAAAATAATATAAGCAATTCACCCATAAATCTCCTACTTTTTAGATGATGAGAATACGATATCGCTCTTAGAGTATACACACAATCCGCAAGATACGCAAGCGCTTCCAGCATTTGAGATAAGTGGAATTGACTTTAAGTTTTCAGGACACTTAGCACCAGGGCGATTAAATAATTCTTTCATATCTGCTTGACCTACCGCAAAATTTTGTGCAAGGTATGCAAGTCTAACGCCATGATCTTTCTTAAGACTAACACCTATCTGCTTATTCTCACTATCTGTTGAATAGTATAAGGATAGATTAGGGATATCTTTAAGTATTACCGCTGCGGACTGTACTCTAGTGTATACCCAAAACTTTATATCAGGATAATTAGTTATAACATTGCGCCATGCGTTGGTGTAGGTATCAGAGAAGAAATCCCCATCCCAGTGAATACGAAATAACTTAGGTGCATTCTTTTTATTACAATCAATAACAAATTCATCAATCATTGCAGATAACAAAACCTCCATAGTTTTTTGATCTGCGTCTTTAAGTAATTTCCAGTTGTGTAGTAGATTAGCCTTTACTGCTTTGTAGAGTTTTTCAAGTCTTCCTGCGTAGCAAACGCTTTCACAAACACTAGTGGCACCAGGGCACGAGAAATTTTTTCCAGCAGGTAATCCAAATGTGTTGGCAATTGCGGCTTGCTTTCCATTTTTTGTAACAAGATTAGCAACCTTTCTATCAAACGATCTTTTTAATTGTGGTGGTGTCATATAAAAATTTTAGCATGATATGGGAAAAATATCAACTACCCTTAATTAGTACAAATCGGACAAATCGCCCCCTCGGGGCGCCCCTTATCGCAACATCATTAAATCAAATTGATCGTATTCGCCAACTTGAATTATTTCTCTTTCACCAAAATCATTTACAATTTCTAAAGTATATCCATCAGGTAGTGAAACTATATCTACAATAGACACAACCTCATCGCCAATTAGAATACAATCATCAATCTCTAATTGACCTGAAGTTAGTAAATCAACTTTAACATAGTCCACAATCTGAATAGTATCATCATTTTCTAGGTCAATCATTTTATTCCTCATCTACTGGGTTAATGAACCACTCTAAGTGGTGCTGACTTACTATTGCACTTGCAGGTGCTTGCTTATTACCCTTATAAGTAATTTGAAAATCACCAACCATAGGCATTTCAATCATGCGTGAATAATCCTCATCATAGTAAGCATCTATTGCTTCAATACAAGGTTTAACCATTTCTGCTGGCACTGGTGGATAGTGATTACCTTTTAAGTGATAAAGTAATTGTGTTTCTAAGTCTAGCGTTGTATCTGCTAATCCAATTGCTGTTACGCTTCCCATTATTTAATTGCTACCTTTCCGTTGGTGTAGAAGGTCTTAGTATACATCTTGCCTGTTGGGTCTGACAAATTATAGGTTGCGTATTCTTTGGCTGTGCCATAGTCTACACATTTATTCCAAGCGTCTACTGCTTCTAGCATGTCGCTAACTCGCAGGGTATGAATTAACTCTCCATCATATGAAGTAGTAAGTGAATAATTATATTCCATTATGCGTTCTCCTTAGTTTTGAATAATTGGTGGTATTCCTGTATTTCATCAGCAGGGATATTGTAAGGATTACACTCACACGCCCATACATCATAGTCTATAGCATTTCCTGTGAATTGCCAACCTGCGCCATAGCACTCATCATGAGCAAGTATTCCCATTAAAGTATCTTTGAACTTTCCCATTAGTTTTCCTTTCGTTATATCTTTATCCTATCAGTTTAGTCTGACATTATCAAACGCCACGCCGCAAGAATCTGGGGAATCTAGGGTGTGTTTTTAATCACACGTAAAGCCTGTGGATAACCTGTGGAAAACTCCCCGAGGATTTTTAGAACAAATGTTCGGACAGTTTTAAATCTTGTCCAGGATTTTTATTTATACTTTAAACATTTCAGAACCAACAGGAATTAAACCAATTTCATCAATTCCGCAAGCCTTCTCAAATCTTGCGTAGTCAAAGTTTTCATTATCTGATTTAAACCACTCAGCAAATTCATTTACTAAATCCTCATAAGTAATTTGCGGAATTTCATCTACAAATCCTTTTAAGATGTTTGCGGTTTTGAT